CTGCGTACCCGTTTGAAGAAGAAACAAAGTCCTGACGTGATTGTGATTGACAGCGTGCATTATTTAAGGCGTTTTAATATGGATCAGTACCAGACTTTGCGCGACGAGTTCCCCGATAAGCTGTTTATTTTCATCAGTCATGAAAAGGCAGGCCAGCCCAAAGGTATGATGGCACAGAATATCCGCTATGACAGTGAGATAAAAATACGTGTGGAGGGTTACAAGGCATTCGTCACTACCCGTTACGAGGTTGCCGACCTCGGAGAGGGCGGCGCAGACTTCGTGATATGGGAGGCAGGCGCACAGGAGTATTGGGTTGATAAAATGTAAAAGGATATGGCAGAAAACAAGACAATGGATAAAATCCATAGGGATATTTTGAAGAAGTTCCACACCCTTTGCAGCGTGTTGGGACTGACCGACGCCGAGAAACGCGCCATCGTGGAAAGTTGCGGGGTTGAAAGTAGTCGCGACATGGACACCCACGATTTGATAAACGTGTGCGGCAAACTTTCGGCACAGGTGAACGAAAAGACGGGCGCGGGTGAAATGGACAAACTGCGCAAGCGTGTAATGGCCGCCATTGGTGGCTACCTCAAAGCCACGGGCAAAGAGAGCAACGCCACGGTGATTAAAGGTATTGCCTGCCGTGCCACGGGTCACACTGATTTTAATAAAATCCCGCGTGAAAGGTTGCGCAATCTGGTGGCCGCGTTCAACAATAAAGTAAAAGACGCGCAGGCGGTGAATGATATAGCCGATGCCTTGCTTATGCAAACACTGTTAGGTCATGGGAAAGGAAGACAAGCAAATGCGTAAGGAACGCAATCTGCGTTACCAGATGCGGAAGAAAGGCTACCGGTTCAACCGTGAGCAACGTGTGGCCGTGCTCCCAGAGGACAGCAAGAACCGCAGTGCGGTACAGGAGAAGCGGCTGCGGATATTGGGGTATGAATTTCAGTACAATATGTTTCAAACAATATAGAAATGAATAAAGTCCATATATGTGAAACATGTGAATATTGTACACATTCACCGAATTTGTTTCAGCCATACTATTGGTGTTCATGGTATGGGAAAGAAGTAAGAACACCAATTAACAAATGTGATAAAATAGTTCTCAAAATAAGAAAAGTATGAGTGCAAAAAGTGATATAATCAAAGTAACACCGTCTGAATTTATCGGGGTTGGCAACATGAAAGAAACCATTACCAGCAACGGCCATTTGTGTGGGTATTGTCATGGCAATGGCTTCTTTTGGAGCGGGCAGTATCGAGAACATGTGAAGAAAGACTGTCCTGTGTGTAATGGTAGCGGCCAACTCGATGCAGTTATAACAATAGAGTGGAAACCATCAAAACAATAGTATGGAAAAGAAATCAATAACGTGTTGCCTTTGCGGTAAAGAGATAAAAGGCGGTGCTTATAATGCACCGAGTGGCATCTATTGCCCTGACTGTTGGGAACGTAAGCCCAAACAGGAGAAGAAAAAGGAGGAAATGATTGCTTTGTCGCGTTTGGCAACACTTGGAAAAAATTTTAAGATATGAGCAATGCAGTAATGAAAGACGTGCAGCGTGCCATCAGGGAGCGCACCGTCGAAATGGGAAGCGAGGAATACGCGGCATTCATGCAGGAACTTGCCGAATGGGCACAAACGCAGGCCGACATGGCCGAATATGCCGATGATATTTACCAGCACTATGACAACGATTAAACAGTATTTAATCCCTTTTTAATAACTTCAAAATCCGTTTAATATGGAAAATGTAACAATGACCGCGGAAGAACGCCAAGAGTTCGAGGCGTACCGCGCAGAAAAGCAAAAGAAAGAAGCTGCGGCACAGCGCAAGCAGCAGCGTGAGAACTACGCCTCAATGGTGGACGATGAATTGCGTGCCACACTACCTGTCCTCCAAGAGTTGAGCGAACAAATCAAGACGGTTAAAAATACCGTTTTCGGCAACTTTGACGCCATTCTGAAAATGAAGTCGGAGGTGCTGGGACTTACGAAAGACGACCAGCGCAGCCACACGTTTACCACCAGCGACAGCAAACTGCGTCTTACCCTCGGCGTGAACACCATCGACGGCTACCGTGACACGGTGGAGGACGGCATCGCAATGGTCAAGGCATACATTGAAAGCCTTGCCAAAGACGAAACGAGCAAAGCCCTTGTGAATGCCGTGCTGCGTCTGCTTTCCCGTGACCAGAGCGGGAACATCAAGGCCAGCCGTGTGCTCCAGCTTCGTAAGATGGCCGAGGAAACGGGCAACGAGCGTTTTATCGAGGGTGTGCAAATCATCGAGGAAAGCTACCAGCCCACCGCGACAAAGAAATACATTCGTGCTGAATACAAAAACGAAAAGGGTGCTTGGGTGAATATTCCGCTCGGCATGACCGACGTGGAATAAAAAGCCGCGCCAGCTCCATCTGCCAAACTTAACCAACAGCGAGCCAGCGCAAAGCCTTTGTAAAAGGACGTTTGCAAAGGTAGTAAAAAGTAAGCAGATGGAGAAACGAAAACACCACGAAAGTACCATAGAGCGTGTAAGGATGGTTCGCGCCATTACCGAGCAGCACTATGAAAGCGGCAATCAGGCGCGGTGTTACAAGGCCGTATGGCGGCAGCATATTTTTCCAAAGTTCAAAATCTGCTATCGCACCTACCTGAATTATTTAGGCATACCGACGCCTCCGCCCGTGCAGCAGCCGCAGCAACTCACTTTATGGGATGCACTCAATGAAAGCCCCGCGACCTGAACGCGGGGCTTTTTCTTACCCTTTCCGCAGCGTCGGGGCAATCCCCGTCACTTTCGCGGCTTTCGGTACTGCTGTGATGTCCTGCGCGCTGGTGGTGTACCGCTCGACGCTCTCCATCAGTTCCGCGTGGTCGTGGTTGGTCGCCGAGGAAGTCAGCTGGAAGCCTGAAAAGTTATCCCCCCGCAATCCCTGCATGGCGGCATTTATCTGGTCTATCAAATCAAGAAACCCCAGCGCGTCGGACATTTTCGGGTCTTTCGCCCCGTGTGTGCTGACGGCTCGCGTCACCAGATGCAGGCGCACTGCCACGTCGCCGCGCCGTGCGCCGTTGTTCTGCTGCCGCCACTCTATCGGCTCGAACTCCACGAACACGGCAGGCAAAGGCCATACCGCGCCGCCGCTAAGCGTCTGGACGTTGTTGTTCCACAGGTCTATAAACTGAATATCTGGCACGCGCTCGGTAAGACGTGTGCAGATTGCCTGAAAAATCTGTTTTCTCATTTCCTTATGAATTTAGACAGTTGCATGTTGAAATCCGCGACGTTATCGGCAATGACGCCCTTTATTATTTCCTGCGTCCGTTTGCCGTCGCCCACAAACTGACGCTTCGGCATGGTAAATTTCCGCGTGTGCGCCTTTACCGTGTATTGTTTTCCCTTTCTGCTGGTTCGGGTATGTTGCCGCACAGGCTTTGTTCCAGTTCCGCCCTCGTTGTGTATGGCTGCGTATGGCACGGCGGACGTGAACCGCACACCGTTTCCTCTTACTTCCGCCTTGATGCTTCGGCGCATTGTTCCCGTAACCATCAGCAGCGATCCTTTCGCGTTGGGGTTGGCTCGGCGTTTCCATTTCTTTGTAAAAAACGCCTTTCGGTCGAAGTTCTTGTCGAACTCGTCGGAGAGTTCCACGCGCATATCGTCCAATATGTTTCTTTTAAGTTGTTCCCCGTCTATCATTTTGGGTGTTATTTTTATAATTAAACAAAAAATAATTCGTATTTTTGCCGATATGAAAGTGCCCGAACAAATAAAGAGTGCCGCAAAAAGTCTTATCGACCTTTACGGCGATGCCTTTGACTACCTCGGTAAGTACAAGGGCAAAGACGCTTTTTTGTTCCGTTTCCCAGAGGACACCGATACGGGCTTCCCTTACATCTACCTTTTCAAAGACGGCAAAGCCACCGAAGTAACGGGCTTTGAAGCATTGGGCATTATCCGTTTACTTGTCAAAGATTGATGCAAATTTAGTGTCGAACAGTTTGTTATCAACACGCAGCACGCCTCTTTTGGGGTAGGGTTTTGTCGCCCCGCTTTCGCACAGTTCGTCAATGCTCCTTTTCGCCCCGCTTCTCTCACTGTAAACCTGCGGTTCTATATACTTCAATGTACCGTCTTCAAAACGTTGCAGGACAGTTGCGTGTCCCCCTCCGCCTTTCCAGCCGATAGTCAGTATATATACGCCCGTCTCCTTGCAGCATTCCTCGAAATATTCAGCATATCTTTTTTTCGACATCTGTTTATATCCCTTTGCTATCATCCAGTCGTATGTCAGCGTCGGCACGGCTGGCGACCCGTCCGTGTTCTTCCATGCCTCGAACGAACGCTGGCGTGACAGGTATTCCGACAACGAGTTTTTGGTGTTTGCCTTTGCGGTCACGTTAAAGCCCATCAGCCGCAATACATAAGCGGGGGCGCAGGTCTGGCAGTTGATGCTGTATTCGTATTTTTTGCCATAGTTCGGATTGGCGTGCTGCTGGTCTGCCTGCTCGACGGTCATAGGTTTTCCCTTTGTTATTTTCAGGGCTTCTTCTATTTCAAGGTTGTGCGCGGCAATGGCCTGCTTTTCTTCAGGCGTCAGGTTGTCGGGCAGTTCCTCGACCATGTCGCGGATGCGTTTCTCCCTGATGGCTTCCTGCGTCACCTGTTCGATGACCTGCTTTGCCTCTGCGGGTGCTTTGAAATACGGGTGCTTTGGCGGGAACAGTTGCAGCGACTTTCCAGCGTTATACCTGAAAATGGCCTTTTTCGCCCCCTCCGTGCAGTTCTGCCCGCGCTTCATGGCCAGTTCTGGGTCGGATGCGGGATATTTGTTCTTTCGCACCTGTACGGCCGTGCATCGGCAGTTCCAGCCGTTTGGCGGCAGGAACATGTCCCAGAACGGGTCGGACGGCGGCAGTGTCGTGCCGTTGAGTATGGCGTGTTCCTCGCGCACCTTGTCGTCGCCCGCCGTGCGGTACTGCAAGTTGTAACGGTCGCCGTCCTGCTCGAAGTCGTGCCATTTGGCCGCCATCTGCGCCGCCCCGAGCGCGTGGTTGTATTCCGCGTACAGGTAATTGTGGTTGTACTGCGCGTTTATCCGCTTTACGTCCGTCAGGAGCTCCCCGAACGGTTTGATGTCGCCCTTTTCCGTGAGCATGGACAGCCCCACTTCACGCAGCGCGTGGAATGTCTTAAATCCCGAAAACACAAAAGCGTTGTTTTCGAGGGCATAACGTATAGTGTCAGGCACTTCATGGGGCAGCGCGCTGCCGACGGCCGTATCAATCACGCGCAGCGTCTCGTTAATGAGAGCCTGCGCCTGCGGTTCTGTCAGGCATGAAACATCAAATCCCCCGTTCTGGTACACCGTCTTTGCCGCCTCGTCAAACAGCGCGTCGTCGAAGTCAAACGGCCGTCCGCCCTCGGCCAGCGTCAGCAGTTCACGCCCGTAAAGCGAACGCAACGCCGCGTTGAAAGCCTTGTACCCCCTGCGCAGCCCCACACCCGTGGGGCTTACCCGAAAAAAGCGTCAGGCTGTGTTTTTGCTTGCCGCACGCCCGTGATGGGTATGTTGTAGTTATCGACGAAATACTGCGGGTCAATCTCGTAATATTCCAGCAGCAGGCGTTCCTCCTCGCGCCTTTCGGCGGGGCTGAACGATGCCGCGTCGTCCCATTGGAACGTCAGCCCCTGCACGGGGAAACCGTGCCGCGCCATAAGTGGCAGCAGCTTGTCGTTTACGACGTTCGCCACCATCTTTGCGTCGGCCTTTACCACGTCCTCGAAAATTTCAAGGTGCGTTTCCGACTGCGACAGGGACGAACCGCTGTCGATGGTCATTGTCTGCATCAGCGTGCCTTTGGACAGTTCGCTGTTGCACCTGTCCACGCGCTTGTCATAGACGTTGTAGGCATCCCCGCGGCTGCTTTCCTTAATTTCGATGTCCGTGCCCTCGGGGAACAATGCCCAGAACGCCGCGCCCATCCTGTCCAGCGACCCCTCAATGCGTCGGCGTTCGGCCTCGTCGGTGGTGTTGGTACGTACCACGCGCCTGGGCGCGCCGAATATCTCGCCGAACATGTCCCAGAACGCCAGCATGTTTTTCTTGCTTATGCAGGAGGGTGCGCATTTGAGGAGCAGCCCCAAGTCTTTGGGCTTTCCCACCTCCACGCACCACAGGGACAAATCCCCGTCGCGGTACGGTATGCCCGTGCGCCAGTCGGCGGCGGGTTCTGGCGTAATTACCCCGTATTCGGGGCATACATGCTTGCGCGGCACAATTTCCACGCCCTCGAAGCGCATCCCGTTCTCGTCCGACACGATGTCGCCCAGCTGTATAAGGCTGTGCCCCCAGAAACGGCTGTCCAGCGCGAGGTCGCAGAAATCGTTGAACCACTCCCTTTGCAGCAGTTTGGTGGCGTCCGCCTTTTCCTTTCCGTCCTTTCCCACCAGTCGGAAATCCTTTTGCAGCGTCTTTCCTTTCCGCTGTCCGATACATCCCGTCAGGTGAAGATCCACGAGGCAGTCGGTATAGATGTCGTACAGCCGCGCGCGGTTCGGCGTGTCTATGCTTATGGCGGCCTGCCATGCCTGCCGCCATGTCGCAACGTCTTTCTTTGTCAGGCTGTCGGTCTGCTGCATCAGCTGCGCGGTCAGTTTAATGGAAAAAACGGTAAACTTGACCCCTTAAAAACGGATGAAGGTGACCACCTAAAGTTCCTCCTTCAAAAAAGTGTAAAGTTGTTCATCGGGAATGGGGTCTAAAATAGAAGATTAAAGCCCGAGTTAAACTTTTATTCTATCTGTTTTTCTATAAAAAATTGCAAATTTGGTTCATAGATTTTGTACAAAAATACATATAAATTTCAACACGTTGATATAGTGTATAGTATGAAATCTCATAGATATCTTTCTTCATTCTTGGTTTTCCTTTTTCTGATGGACTCTCCGAACAATTCAACCCTGAGAGAGTTGTGTACCAGTCTGTCGAGTATCGCATCGGCCACCGTTTTTTCTCCGATGGCGTCATACCACCCCTTTACAGGCAGCTGCGAAGTTATCATGGTGGACCTTTTCTGATGCCTGTCCTCTATAATATCCATCAGTATGCCTCTTGCCTGCGAGTCGAAGGACTGCATGCAAAAATCATCCAGGATGAGCAAATCCATCCTTTCGATACGCTTCAGGTCGTTCAATATGGTTCCTTTCACTTTGCCTATTTTTAGAGTGCTCATCAGTTTGGCCGTGGAAGCGTAGAGCACTCTGTATCCTTCCTGGCAGGCCTTGTTGCCTAACGCTGTTGCCAGATAGCTTTTGCCGGTTCCTGTAGGTCCGGTAATGAAGAGGTCCCTGCTCTCTTTTACAAATGTCAGGGCAGCCAGACGCTCCACCTGGTTTTGGTCCAGCCCCCTCTCAAAAGAGTAGTCCATTTCTTCCAGGGAGGCGTTGTAGCGGAACGAGGCGGCCTTGACGGCACGCTCTATCGCCCTGTTGCGTCGGTTGTCCCATTCGCTGGATACCAGGTGGAAGACGAACTGGTCTTGTGTCATCTGCTCCTTTAGCGTGTTCTCCAAAGAAGCCTTGAAAGCGTCATGCATGCCGAACAGGCGCATGCTTCGCAGTTTTTCCAATGTCAAATCGTTGTTCATGTCCTTGTTTTTAATGGATTGTTTATAATTATGGGTTATTCATAATATTCTTTTCCCCGTATGTTCTCATGATCCGGTATGTCGGCCGTTTCTTCCGGCAATTCTATGATTTCGCTTTTCGTTTTAAGGATATCCTGTACTTCAAGGAAGCTGTACCTGCCATAGCTGGCGGCAAGACGGCAGGCGGCAGCAAGGCGCATGGGGCCCACCTTGCGTGCCAGTCCCAGGATGCCGGAGCAGGTCTTGTTCGCCTGGTCCACATAACGTTTCTCTTCCAATATCTTACGGATATAAAGTTCCACGTCTTCGTGCACTTCGGAAGCTTCCTTGAGGAAGGTTTCCGGAGACCATTCCAGAATAGCCTTATGTCCGGGACACAAGTGTTCGGGATTGGTTGTGTGTTTAAATTCCATGCGGTTACGGGTGTGTCTGGTTACCAATGCGTAATTGTCAAAGACTTCCACATCGCTTGAGGTATAGCGGATGGTCAGCTTCCTGCCTATGTATGTGTGCGGGACACTGTAGAAATGGGCGTCCTCGCGCAAGCGTATGTAACCGTCCTTGCCTACTGTGGCCGAGACTTGTTTCTTCACCTGATAACGGAGCGGATTCAAAGATCCCAATGCATCCCGCTCGATGTCTTCAAAATAGGTACGACGGGAATAGTTCCTGCCTGTCAAGGTGCCGTTATTATGCAACTCCAGAGCCGAACGGATCGCGGCATTGAGACTTTGCAAGTCGGGACAATGCAATGACTCGAGCTTGGTGTAGATGTCCTTGTAGGTCAGTTTGACGGCATTCTCCACAAGGGCCTTGTCTTTGGGTTTACGTACACGGGCAGGAAAGACCGTTACTCCGTAGTGTTCGGCAAAACGCTCGAACTCCTCGTTCAGAACGGATTCATGACGGCCCGCTTTGCTGACGGCCGCCTTCAGATTATCGGGAACTACCGCCTGAGGAACTCCGCCGTAATAATAAAAGGCATTCTCACATGCGGAGATAAAATCCTCTTTGCTTTGACTATTGGTCGCTTCAACGTACGTCAACAGGCTGCAACCGAGTACCGAAACAAAGACCTCCACCTGGCGGGGAGGTTCATTATACGGATAAATCCATAGTTTATCACCGCAATAATCGACAAACATCTTGTCGCCCGCTTTGTGTTCCATGCGCATCGACGGATGGGCGATCTTCCGGTAACGCTGGATGGCCAAACGAAACTGGGTCAGACCGTAACCGTCAGGATGGACCGCACGGTATTTGTCCCATTGCTGGAGGGTGGTCATTCCCTTCTTGCTTAAAGCCTTGCAGATTTCAGGCATCAGACGGTCCAGCTCTTCCAAACGGGGATTGGACACTTTGGAAGCTTCCGGCACGCAGAACAGCTCGTAAAGCTCCGAATCGCTTTTCTGTTGGAATATTTCATAAGACATTCCAAGGCTGTTCCATTTCCGGACATACTTTTTCACGGTGTTGCGAGAGGTGCGGGACAGTGCTGCAATGGTCTTTAGGCCGGTCTGTTCCTCGTACAAACGGATTATCGTTCTCAATTTGTTCATTTTAATGGGATTATTGGACATAGTCTCCTGATTTAATTAGAAATTTGACACTAACTAAATCTTTTTTAACCCAGCGAACAAACAACTTTTTAGGCTCCTACGAGGGGGGGGCAATTTGAAGCGTTTTCAGGTGGTCAATTTCTTCCGTTTTTCTGGGGACGGTTTGGACCGTTTTCCAAGGGTCACCTTCATCCGTTTTTAAGGGGTCGGTTTTTCCGTTTTTTCCACAATCTACAAAGCAGCCAATTTCAAGTATTACGGCTTTCATTACACGCGCTTTCTTCGCAACAGGCGAACAGGTGAGTTTACCCACGAACAGATACTCACAAACACGACATCTCCATCTGGTTATGTTCGCTCGAATGTTGCTTTTCTACTTGGTGATTTGGAGGTGTTCGTGGTGAAAACCTATCGTTACATTTATCCTTTGTGCAAGCATTTTCAGTTTAAGACGAAAGAAAAGCCTTATCCTGAATATGACAAAGGGATGGAACAAATAGAGTGGGAAAGAGACAGGCGCAAGATAAAGGCAAATATCATTAGCCTGCTTGACAAGCTGGTTGCATGAAAGGTTTGCGAACGGGATAAACCGACGCAAAAGAACCTCTTAATTACTATGTAAAGATAGTGATTTTCTACGAATTGAGCAAATAAAGTGCAGACAAAATGCAGCTGAAAAGCAACATTTTCCACGCTTTTTGCAGATGTTCAAAAGGCATTTAATTACCGCTTAAATGGTGATTAAATGCCTTTGCTTTGATGGGGTGAAAAACAGTGAAAATTGTACGTTTCGTTTTAGAAAGTTGTACGTTTCGTTTTTGCGATTATAAATACTGGCGTCCCAAACTTACTGCCCCACTGATTGAGTCGATTCAAAAAAGCGGAGGCATCCTGATAAATTTAGCCAGTTTAGATATACAGGGTGCTCTGGATATGAAACGCCTGGAAAAAGAAGTCCGGGTTGTTACTCCTGAGTTTAAAGAACGCCGGAACGGAAAGTACGAAACCATCCGTACTTATGCCAAAATGGCCCGGGGAGAAATGACCCGTTATATTTTATTAAACCGACTCAACAGATTAGTCTTAGTGTACGCAAATCGTTTTTCAACGAGAACCTTATTCTACAGTTGAAGGCTGTCGATATTCTTGACAGGGCGACTGATAAGGTAACAATATATAGTGGTGACATACAAACTTATATGTATAATCATCATGAGCCTCGCAACATTACTTTTACGGTA